TCTCCGCTTTGGTGATCAGCTTCTGAAGCTCGTCCTTCTGCTTGGCAACAGTTGCCTTGGGCTTGGCCGCGGCCTTCGGCGTAGGCTTCGGCGCAGCAGCAACAGCAGGTGTGGGCTTCGTCTTGGGTTTGGGTTTGGCCTTCGTCTTGGTGGCCGTGATCCGCTCTGGCTCGCCGTAGCGCTTCTTCAGATCGGCCAAGCTCACCTCGGTGCCGTCATCCCGAAGGAACTTCTTCATGGCCTTATCCGGGCCGTACTTGTCCGCCAAGCGGTTGAAATATCGCGCCTTCTGCCGTGCCCCAGGCGTGTCCCTCCCGCCGTTCAATGCCTTGGCCTGTGCTGCGCTGGCCTCAAACTTCTTCCCAGCTGGGCGCTGATCATGCAGCCACTTCCCGTAGCTCGTGCCCAGTGGCACCCCACCGCTAGCTGATGGCCGCTTGGCCCTACTTCTAGGCGGGGTTAAATCGATTCCGTACTTGTTCGACAGTCCATCCCAGTCAACCACTGGCACCGTGGAAGACCTGCAGTTGAAATGCGGCGGATTGGCAGGCGTCGGCCCCTTGCCATACTCAAAAACCTGCTGATCGAGGCTGCGGCAGATCGGCGAGGTCTTCTCGTCCAAGGTGGCCAGCCAGCGATACTTTTTCGTCACCGTTGGGTTGGCCTTGTAAACCCGTTGGCTAGCGACATTCGACGTTGCGTTCACGCTCGTGCGAACCAACGTGCGGACCTGATGCGTGGCCATCTTGGTCATTTGGCCGCCAGCCTGTGCCAACTGCCTGATGCTCTTGGCCTGGGTCGAGAACTCAAGGCCCTCACCAATCAGGGTTCGAGCAATGCTCTGAGTTGACTCGCCAGACAGCAAGCCATCCTGAACGGTGGTGGCAAAGATCTGGGCTTGCTGCTCTGCCAACCCGCGGAAGGCCTTGCCGATGCTCCGGCCGTCAGGCATCCGAATGGCCGCACCTTGCCGGGCCGTCAGCTTCATGGCCTTGGCTGGGCCGCTCACGATCTCCTCAAGGTTGTCACTCAATACGGCGGTGCCCACGTTGGTCGGGTCTGCCGTGATCACTGCCTCAGCAAAAGCAGGCGTGACCTCAACCGTGCGCACAGCACCCTGAGCCACATCAGGCAACGCTCGCCGCAGTTGGCCGGCCGTGAAGTCAACCTCGATCTTGGCCAAGTCGCTGAGCTCACTAGCCAGCTTCTGCCCTGCCTTATCAGACCAGTTGGCCAGGGCTTCGGTGTTCTGCTTGATCAGCGCCTTGAGCCGTTGCGCCCGAACCTGCGGCCGCTTAGCGCTAGGCATCTGCTCGATCCGCTCAAGCTCTGCAATCGAGCGCCTCACGACACGCTCGTAAGACTGCATCAGCTCGCGGGCGACGCTATTGCTATAGCGATTCAGATCGATGGCCTTTCGGTAGTAGGCCTCGGGGATCTCTTCGATAAAAGATTCGAGGCTCATCCTTCTTCGACCTCCAGGCCCAAGTCTTCGGGATCACACGCCACCAGAGCGGTGACATCTGCATTCGCTTCTAAGGCGTTGACGATGAACGTGCCGAAGTCTTCGAGGTTGGTCTGCATGTCCATGTCTTCCAGTCGATGCTCTGAGACTCCGATCATTCCGTCTTCGCCGTACCACTTGCAGCGGATGACAGCGAAATAGCGGCCCCTGATCTCTCCGGTGCAAACGTGAAGGATCCGAGTTTCGTCGTCGCCTTCAGTTGCTGGATCAGTGGGCGAGTTCATTACTCTTCCGCGACCTCCTCCTCATCCTGCTCGGGGATTTCCTCCTCATCTACCGGTTCTTCGTCATCCTCTACAGGTTCGGGCTCTTGCTCACCGCCAAGGCCTCCGAGCTGGGTGGCCTCGACCTCGGCTTCGATGTCGAAGTCGTCGCCCAGGACCTCACCTTCGCTGAGCTGCAGCAGCAAAGTCTCCTGGGTGATGGTGCCCGCGGTGTAGAGCTGCAACAGGGCTTGGATCTCCTGAGGCTCTAGGCGTGTGCCAAGGAAATCACGATTGACCAAGCTGCTCCCCACCTCGGTGATGTTGAGGTAGTGCGCGTGATGGGCCAAGCAGTTGTCGATCAGGTCCTGCATGTTCTGCGCGACGACCATCATCGTGCTGTCGCCTTGGCTCCGATCGATGCGCTTCGATTCGGCAGTCTCGGCGGCCAGCTTTTGACCGAGCACAGAGCTGAGGCCTAGCTCGTTGATCTGCGAGGCGATCTGCTCCAAGCGTTTGAACTGCGCGTCGAATGCCCTGCCCTGTGGCTCGATGTACTCGGCCCGACCTTCTGCAGGGAAGCTGATGGCCTCTCCTGGCCCTGCGGTCACCTCCTCAGCAGCCTGAGGGAATCCGAAGAAGGCCAACATTGGCACTCCGGCGATATGGAGCATGTTGTCCAAATCGCTCTGCATTTGATACGCCTTGAGGTTCAGCTCGGCGATATCCATCAGAGGCGGCCGCGACTCCATGAAGTTGACGCGGTTTGCGTAGGCAACGCTGAACGGGATGTGATCCATCGTCGTTCTGCCGCTATCGACGATCACGAACTCGCCTTGATCGTTGGCGCGATGGATCTCGAACTCGCCTGGGCGTAAAACGCGGATCTGTTCGACCTCCTTTTCGCCGTACTCACCATCAGGCAAAACAACGCGCTCAGACAGGCGCAGTTGGCTTAACTGTTGCGCACCGTTTACCGACTCGGTTTTGTAGCCGAGCACGTCGCGGGGAGTGTATGAAACCCAGTACGGGCGGCCCTGCTCACCTGCAGCGGGAGCATCCACCAAGACCCCGACATGGCCGTAGCGGATCATCTTCCGCGCAGTCTCGTAGGTCCACACGTTGAGATCGTTGCCGAGCAAATCAACGTCGAACAGTTGCTCGCGCACAACATCCGAGACATCAGTCAATCGGACTGGCTTGCGTGTCAACATGCCGGCCAACATCCGCTCTAGGCGAATTAGATAAGGCGGGCACACACTGCGAGCCAAACGGTTGTCGTAGGACTCGTCAAGTTCGCGTGGTTCTTGAGGCAAATATCGCCGATGTCTGCGCCGCAGCTGATAGGTGCCTTGAATGAGATCCTCGATCAACATCCAATGCGGCTCTTGGTTAGTCCAGGCCTGATTCGGATCGTTTACCTTCGCAACCTTGGAGGAAGCGGCTCGGTTGTAATGCTGAAAACCGCTATACACGTCGCAAGACTCGCAGGCTTTCGCTCAGTTTAAGAGCCAAGCCCGAGATCAATAGATCCTGATGCCAGTGCCCTTGCCAGAGCGGGCATACAGCGGATTGAAATCACTGCCGAGCACGAGGTAGCCGAGGCCGTCCGTCCAGTGCTCGATATTGGCCGACTTGTCGATCACATAATCCTCGGTGCCCTCCTTGTAGGTCACGTTTTTGAGGGCCTTGATCGTGTGCTTGCAGCGCGGGTGAATGAATAGCTTCCGATGACCGTCGGCAGTTTTGATCAGCCAGTTGGTCGCGTTGATTTTGTCCTTTACGGCCCACGGTGCTTTCGGGCTGATGCACTGGAAGCCGTAGCGCCGGATGATGTCGTGGTCGGTGCGACCAGCCGCAGAAGTTTTGCGGGCGCTCCCTGTTGGATCTGGATAAGCAACAATCCGTCGGTTGGGGAATCGGTCTTTGAGGAGTTGACAGACTTCATCGGTGTTGGACTGCTTGACGGCTACTTCGTCCCAGATGTGGAGAGTATCGCCAACACGGCTGGCAAGAATGCCCGCCATGATCCCGACGTTGAAATCCGTTCCCCAAAGAATTTCGCCGCCAGTGTCTGCGATGTCTGCGCTGATGTTGTCGTCGCTGAAATCGGGGTAGACGCGGCCAGCAAGCGTTTCAAAGCTGGCTAGATATTCCTGCCTGAATGTCCGCTCGTCGAGGGTGCGTTTTGCGGCCTCGATCTCCTCTTCGGGGACATTGCCGCCCTGAATCGTAGTGAACGAAAAAGTCTCCCAATCCTCCTGTTCGGCAGCCTGCTCCCAAAGGTCATGAAACCAATTAAGGCCTGACGGCGTTGTGATGAACCACGCCGGCCCGCCCTGATCAGATAACGCCGGACGGAGAACCATCTCCCAGGCCTCCTGTTTGACGTAGGCCGCCTCGTCGATGATGAGCGAGCTGAGCGAAACACCGCGAAGACCATCGGCACTCTCTGCACCTTTTAGGGCGATGACCGATCCGTTAGTCAGCTCTAGGGATAGTTCGGACTCGTTCTTCTTGGCGAACATCTCAGGCGGGACCATGGCCCGCAGTTGACGCCAGGCGATTTGCTTAGCCGACTTGTAGGTCTGGGTGACGTACCAGTTCAGGCTGCCTGGCTTCTCGATGGCCCAGGCCACCAGGCGAGCGATGCACAGATAGGTTTTGCCGAAACGACGGCCACTGCAAAGCAGCTTGAAGCGTTCCGGTGATTCCCAGACCTGACGCTGTGGGTCAGTGAGGCTCTCGTGCAGGTGCGCAGCAAAGGGCCTCCAGTCGCGTTCGTCTTCCTCGACGATCGGCTCTTCTAAGAGCAGACCACCAGGGCAGGAATCAAGTAAGGAAGGCATCCGCTGCGAGTCGGTCAATGCGAGCGTTCAGCTGAGCGATTTTGTCCTCAACCAAGTGCATTGAACTACAGGTCGCGCACTCGTAGAAGTTGTCCCGTTCCACGCAAACGAGGAGATAGCCCTCGTTATCTATTTGCGTGATGTGGTTCATTTGTCGGTAAGGCCTACCAGCTCACATTGGAGCCGAACGCAGTTGACCGCAACCATTAGCTGACCGCGACGTGCGGCTTGTTGCTCATAGTTACGAAGGCGGCCTAGGACTTCAGCGAGGAAGGCAGGGCGGGAGAGTTCAGCGTCTTTTTCAAGGGCAACGCGGGCACGAGCGATTAGCTCGTCTGCCATGCGGTCTTTTAGTTGCCAGTTTTCCGCAGCGAATTGGACTATCTCGCCGCGAGATTTTCCATCACAAAGGAGGCCGTAAACAGTGTTTACGCGAAAGGTTGTTTCTGCAGCGGTGCTGCGTCCCACGTTTGCAATATTTCGGGTCTGTTAAGAGTATAGAAATCGGGTGTGTATTGGTTGGGGACTTACATGAGACGACTGCTTACAGAGGGCCATGCAGGTCCAAAGGAAACCTTGGAACTACCCAATGTCCACGACGGGAACCGTGATTCATGCGCTTGGGAGTTGCGCCCTACCAGCTAGCCCGGCCAGTGAGACTCCCCTACGCCGGCAGCAGTCTTCAAAGGGTCGTCTTTGTCTCAATGCCCCTAGATGTCGTTATGGTGTCATTTCGAAATTTCTATTGAGGAATCTCGAAGCGTCCGTAGGCGGCAGGCTGCGGGAAGGGGAGGACTGCTCCGGCAAGCTCCCCACCTGCCCTTTTATTTGCGAACCCATTCGCCGCACCAATCGTCGTCTCCGCAAACCGTTGGCCAGAAGGCGTAGCGAGAGCCTGTCTCGTCATCCATAACGGTGAAGGCTGCTGGGGATGTTCTTCGGCAAATGCCGAAATCACTGTCTGATTTGTCAAAGAAAACACAGGTTTTGCAGATTGGTTGCATGGTCAAACGTCCATTTGCGAGAGCGCGGTGATGATGGCTGCGGCAATGGCTTCAAGTTGAACGCGAGGCACTCCTGGGGCGTGTTGTGCGGCAGCTTGAACGCATTGCGCGTACACCTGTGACCCCTGAGGAATTACAGGGGCCACGTTGGCGAAGGCGCGACGCCGGATGAGTTCGGCGCGGTTGATGTTGAAATGCGCCGCGATCGAATCGAGATATTGGATCTCTTGTTCGTTGAGGCGAATTTCGACCTTTCGGGTGCGGAGTTCGGGCATTAGAAGTCGTATTTGGGCGGGAAGTCCCGTGGGTTTACGGGTTCTACTCGTTCTGCATGAGGTTGTCTTGGGTCTTCCTCGCGTAACAGGTTTTTGTACTCAGGCTGAGGGTATTTGGGGTGGTGGACGCGGAAAGTTTTGGCGTTTTCGGCCCAGCCCATCGAGGGCCGGTCGAGGTCTTCGAGCGTCCAGTAGCCCTTTTCTATGCCCTTGCGGAGGGTGAGGCGGACGGAAGTGGGGTCAAATGCTTTCTTCATGCTTTGCCTTCGTTGAGGAGTCGCTGCTGCTTCTCGGCGTACCAGCCACCGCGCTTAACGGAGCGGGGGAGGGTTTTGTCGAGGCGCTTGAGAAGCTTGGCGTAGGCGGTGGGGTCTTTGGCCTTGGATTCGGTGTTGGCCAGCTGGTTGACCACGGCCATGACGATGCCTTGCGTTTCGCGGCGCATGTCGTCAGTCATCAGCTGTGAGTGGGTGAACTCACGCCAGCCACGCTCGTTCACGGGGTTGATGTCTTTCAGGGTTTCGTAGATCTCCTTAGGCATCCGGTGATAGACGAGTTCTGCGAGGCAGACAGCGGCGTAGGGGTGGCCGATGGTGACGCCGGTAACGCGGGCGAAGTGCTTGGCGAATTGACCGCCGAACAGGGGGTAGTGAGCGGCCGGGTCAAGACGGATTGCCCAGTCGAGTAGGCGATCGGAGGTTGTGCGCGAGTCTGCGACGCCGAAGGCTTCTTGATAGGTGCGCTCAAGGCTGTGGACAGCGGAGAGGCCGAGGAGTTCGAGGGCTTGGTCGGCATTGACGCCACCGCCCTTGGCCACCTGCTTCCAGATTTCGACGACCATCGGGAGGTTGATGGTGTAGGCGACGCTGTTGCCGTAGACGCCAGGAGTGTGGACAGGCTGGATCACTGGGTAGGGGTCGGCCTGTTTTTGGTCAAAATCGGCGTTTTTTTCGCTGAGATCGACTGCGCCAGAAGGGTTCTGCCCCTGGCCACTCACAAGCATGGCTTGTTTGGCTACAAGGCGTTGGATATTGGAGTTTGAGATCATCCCCATGGCCTCTCCAGTGGAGCGGATGGCCTGACGGAAGGTGCCGTCTTCGAGCATGTAGCCCTGCAGGGTGTAGGGGCCGAACTCGATGACCTTTGGGTAGCCAACGACGGGCTTGATGCCTGCGGTGAGTTCCTTGAGGGTTTTCATCAGAAGAGATCAGACAGTGCGGAGTTGGTGGTGGGGCCTTTGTCGAAGTCTTTGGCGGTAAAGACCTGGGCGGCGGGGTGCTTGGTCTCTGGGGGCTTACCAGAGGCTTTCAGCTGCTCGTAGCGGGCCAGCTCGATGCCCATCCATTTGCCGTTTACGGCGAGTTCCAGCTGATCGCGGACGATGGCCTCTCCGTATTTATCGAGGAAAGCGGAGAGGTTTCGCATGAGGCGATCCCACGCGATCTTGCCCTTGCTTCCCTGCTTGACGCGCCAGTAGTCGTCGATCAGATCTTGAAATTTGGCCAGTTTTTCGGGCGTGGCCTTAATAAAAGAAGGCCCCTTCCTAGGGGTTTCCTCGGGCTCCTTCCCGACACCATCCCCCAAGAAAACTGAACTCAAATTTTTTTTGAGTTGTTCTTGAGTAGAAGACTGAACCTCCGGCGAGGTCTGCCTGACTTCGCTGGAAGGTTGAGCCTTCGTGCCTGAGTTACCTGGGGTTTCCCGCACCGGCACAGCACGCGGGTACTGTAGCCACCCTGTCAACCCTTGTTCAATTAAAAGGGCCGCAAAGCCTGATGAAGACAGGGCTTTGGGTTTGGCAGACAGGAACTGAAAGGCCAGATCCTCGGGCAAAACTGCCCTTACCGACATTGAGCCGGTTTGGTCGTTCATGGACGTGATTGGCTCGGACTGGTCGATGATGGCATGATTACGCCGAATCTGTACCAATCTGGTCAAATGCTGACACCTCTGGCCCATTTTGACTTTGATGAGGAATCGCACCGCTACCGCTACAAGGGGCAGTGGTTGCCCTGGTCAGTCAGTGGCATTGCCTCCCCATTGACTCCGGCCGAGAGACAACAGATCGACGCCACGAGACACCAGTGGGAGCCTCGCGGGAATCAGGTGCATGAATCGATGGAGCGGTTCCTGCGATGCGCTGAACCGATCGAGACCGAGTTCGAAGAATGGTGCGATGCCGGCCGACGGCACTGGTTGGTAGCCGACTGCGAGGTGATGGCTACCGAGTACCGCCTATGTCACCCGACCTTGCTGGGTGGCATCGGTGGGAGCTTCGACGCGCTGGTAAGGAACGACGACGGCGTGTATCTGATCGACTTCAAGACGGTGGGCACTAAGAAGGCGGTGGCCACGCGCAAGAGCGCTAAGGCGCAGCTGGGGGCCTACGCGCAGATGCTGAACAAGTGGCACCCGCTCGTGACGATTACGAAGTGCTGCACGCTGGTGATCGGGCCAGGGGAAACCCGTGCGATCTTCGAGGACCCCGACGAGTGCGTCATGGAGTGGATGGACAAGGTAGAGGCTTTCCGCATGAAGCAAGAGCTTCTGGGCTTCTGATGTCCCTGAATTGGTCGGAGATCTTTGCGCGTCGGCCTGATCTGGAGCCGCCGGGCTACAAGGAGGCCGCGGAGAAGGTGGCGAAGGCTTGGGCCGAGAAGCCGAAGAAGAAGCGCAAGACCAGCAATAGCAAGCGCAAGGCGCGTTACCCAAGCGCTAAGCATGGGGCCGATTGATATGGTTTGGGTGGAGGGCTCCTGATGCCTTGAGGGCTGAGAGGCGCAAGCCAGGGCGGTGCAAGGTTTCGGGCGCTGATCCAACCCCTCCATCTATTTGTGGCAAGACCTGAGGAAGCGACCTAGGTTTGCGTCGTAGGCCGAGGGGTCTGCGAGGGAGAAGCGCGGGGCCTACGGGCCCCTTTTTCTGTGCCTCTTGCCAAACGTGCCACATCTGTGCCACAATTTATGCATCAGGGGCACGGCCCCACACTCACCGGCAAAGCCGGGTTTGCAGATGGATTTCACCTTCCGCGGCGTTTGGGTCAGCGACAACGCTGAGACCGTAACTTTCTTCGGCCCTGGCCAGCCTCGTGACCGCTACTACGCCGAGATCGAGGGCGAGGGTCACTGGTCGGTGACTCAAGAGGAGATGCGCGACTGGATCAGGGAGCGCCTGGGCTAGGCCCTTCCCATCTGTACCACAGCTGTGGTACATTATCTGCATCGGGCAGGGATGCCCACCGCTTCCGAACCATGACCCTGATCCAGCAAGTCGCCGACAACGCCTTCGAGCTGACCACCGAGAAAGGCAAGCTCGTGAACGTGTATTTCACCTCCTGGGGCCGCGTCAACGTTCTGGTCGGCAAGAGCATGGGCGTCGGCCGCATGTTCGGCAGCCTGGGCGAGGCCGCTGAGTCGTACAAGTCGGCCGAGGTCAAGTCGGCCCTCCGCGCCCTGATGGAGGCCTGATCCCATCTGTGGCACAGCTGTGGTACGATGTCGGGGTCGGGAGGGATCCCGGCAGTACCTCGACAACCGAACCATGACACCGAAGCAACGCCTCGACCGGGCACTGCAGATCAGGGCCGCCCTGACTGCGCTGATGACCGACGACGAGGCCGACACCTACGAGGTGATCGACGAGCACCTGACCGACTACATCAACGAGCTATCGCTCGCGTACGAGGCCACGCTCGACGAGCTGTGAAACCTGGGGCCTGCGGGCCCCTTTTTTGTGCCTGTGCGCGTAGTGGCACCCCCTGTTGCATGTGTGCCACATCTGTGCCATACTTAGTGCATCGGAGGGGGACCTCCACAACCGACCCGAACCATGACCCGCACTCCTGAGCAAGTCGCCGCATTCAAGGCCGCCAACCTCGCCGCTAAGACCGAAGTCGTCACCCTCTGGGCAGAAGCCAAACCCGCTAAGCCCTCCCACCGCCAACAGTGGCAAGAGTTCCGCAACGAGACTCTGGGGATGATCGAGGCCGCCAAGCGCGAGCGCCACTTC